TCACATTTTTTTGAAAGGAATTTTCCACTCTATTTTAATATATCCTGATTTTACAAAAACCTTATTTATCAAGTTGTTCACTATATTTTTCTGTGTTTCATAATCTAGTTTAGTAATATCTTTTGTAGCTAGAAACTCTTTAAAATATTTCTTGTTTTTCTCTTGTGTGATAGCTGGATTATTTAGTAATTCATCTTCAAGCATCGTTTTTTGTTGTCTAAGTAATTGAGTTTGTTTCTTCAAATCTTCTAGATCAATCATATCATTTAGATATAAATCGTTGAGTCGCTTTAATTTATTGTCTAGTGATGAGATTTGCCTTTCAATACTTTTAATATCAATTGAGGGATGCTTATCAAATAAATTATCTAGTTTATTGATATTAAACTGTAAATCTCTAATCTGGTTTATTACAAACTCCTCAACATCAGCTTTCTCATAAAATCCAGAGTTGCATTTTTTGCCATCGTTGTAAACAGTAACACCTTTTGTATTTCTAGGGAAACGATTTATACATTGATATCTCATGTTTCTTGAGCCATCTTTACGTTTCGAGCCTAAGATAATTCGCAATGGTGTTCCGCAGTAACCGCATTTTGCAATTCCAGACAACATATATTTTGCTCTGAATGGTCTAGGGTTGTTGCTAAACTCAAGAGCCGTTATTTGTCTTTTCTTTATTTCTTCTTGTGTTTTATTGTAATCATCAATATCGATAATTGCTTGATGATTGCCAGGATAAATTTCTCCCCTATATCTAATCATGCCAATGTAGACAGGATTAGATAATATTCTCCTTAATCCTTGATAGTTCCATGGTTTATCACCTCGATATATTCCATTGCTATTCAGATAATCCCTTAATTTATTAAGTGAGAGACCGCCAAGATACGCCTCGAATATTTTCCTAACAATTATAGATTCTGCTTGATTTACTACTAATTCATCTTTTAACTTGTCATATGTATAACCAAACGATACTTTACTGAACATCATAGCTTTACCAGTTTTTGCTCTTCCAATTTTACCGAGCAACATACGTTCTTTTATTTGTTCTCGTTCGAGTTGAGCAAATACTGATAGTATCCCAATCATAGCCTTACCGAAAGCTGTTGAGGTATCGAAACTCTCATTAAGACTTAAAAAAGAGATGTCATTTTTACCAAATACTTCTTCGATTAAAAACAAGGTGTCTTTTTGACTACGGCTTAATCTATCAAGTTTATAGACTAGTACAGTATCAAACTTTTTTCGTTCTGCATCTGATATGAGTCTTTCCATCGCGGGGCGCTCTATATTACCACCAGAAAATCCTCCATCTTTATAGATGTCGTAAACAGTCCAGTCTTTAATTTTACAATAGCTTGTGAGTTTATCAATCTGCTCATCTATAGAGTACCCCTCTTCTGCTTGCATAGTTGTACTCACACGCACATAGATAGCAACTTTATTCATTGTTTTCACCTCATTTTTCTGTTAAAATGGGTATGGTAAAAGCCCCTCCCAAAAAGCAGGTTTTTACTATACTAGATTCGCCTTACGCTCTCCTCGCCAAATTTGAGCGTGGGGCTTTTTTTATTGTTCTATTTAGTATATATGCTTATTGTGTCATCGTTGTTAAATGGCTCAAATATAGCTTTAATAGCTTGGTAAAAACCAATGAAAATTGGAACAGTAGTCCATGACAAGAAGAAGCATAACAAACCTTTTTTGAATTCCTTCATGTAGAAATATTGGCCCCCGATGCTGCCAAGGAAGAATGCAAGAAGACAGTAAGCTAGCTTGTTAACTCTGTGCTCTTTTAGAAATACTTCATGGTATTCATATTGAATAGTTTTTGATTTTCCTGAATATGATTGATTGATACCAGAAATTCCACCAAATGTAGTCTTTCTATAGACTTTATTATATAAAGCTTTTTTTGGATGTAATATACCCATGCCTTTTTTCCCATATCCAGGAATAACTTTCTTTTTAATTTGTCTTTTTAGTTTTCCTGTGGTTCGAGCTTTAAATGATTTTTTTAAACTAGATTTTCTCATTCCTATTTTCATATCAATCCCCTAAATCAAGCGTGGAATTTTTAGTTATTATTGATTTTTTTGAGTTCATCCAAAATTTCTTGGTTTTGACTAATCAGTATCCAATTTTGTTCCACTAATGCTGATAAGTATGTAACTTTTGCCTGTTCCTCAGCTTTTGCAAAACTCAAGGCCATGCCTGCTTTAAAAAATCCGTTACCAGCCAAATCATTAATCACACGTCTTACTTGCACGTTAGATTTTTCGTTCAAGTTGTCAATTCCACGTTGAGATAAATATTTTTGTATTTTTTGTTTTTGTTTTTCTTCTCTAGATAATTTTTCTCCGCCAAATATTGCCATAGTAATTCTCCCATTATTAAATTAAATTTTAAAAATCATTTACAGTATAAAAACTAATCATTCCTATAATGCGTAATGCGACTCAATATTCTTTTGGCATAAAGTTGCCGACAACTTTTCCGATAATACGGAAATCACTATCTCTATCGATTTGGATATCACTATATTTATCGTTCAGACTATGCAGAAACGCCCCCTCGGCGTGTATAAGTAGCTGTTTGATATAAGCGTCACCGTAATATTCAAAAACGCCTATATCGCCATCTACGAGCTCTACAGATAATTTTACAAATACGTAGTCCCCAGAGTGATATTCGGGTTCCATAGAATCACCATAGACTGGAATAACAAAATCAGCGTCATAATCAACTGGCAACTCAATCGTTTCTACTTGCACGTCATTTAGATACTGACCTGTACCAGCTGAAGCAGCGTGGTCGTAGTAGTTGTAAGAGAATAATTCTACTACTGTATTCTTACTATCTTCTACTGTATTTTGTTGTTCTAATAATTTATCACCGTATGAAATCCATTCACCGTGATGTGGTTCTTTGAGACTGCGGTCAAGCTCTAAGACTTTTGGGGTGGGAGAGGTTTCATCTTTAAAAGTTGAATCTATATCAGATTTTTTAATCTCAAAGTAGTCAGCAAGTTTTTGTATTACACCAAAAGAAGGAGCGCTACGAAGTTTCATATAATCTGTCATAGTGCTAGGTGTAACTCCGACAGCCTTAGCCAATTCTTTTTGAGTTACGCCTTTTTCTTTTCTATAATACGTAATGTTATCTGCTATAATTTGCATTCTGTTTTTATCATTCATTACGATTACTCCGTATTTATTTTACACACCTATTATATCTCTATTTTGATAGTTTAACAATCAAAAAATACGAAAAAAACATAATTTTTGGAAAAAACTATTGACAATACGAAAAAATCGTATTATACTATAATCAAGCTTAAGGAATTAAGCAAAACGAAAGGAGGTACAGCTGATGAAATCTAGGCTAAACAAAAAGCCTAAACACAAAGAACTAGAAGTCGAAATCAAGATTCTTTGGTTTAAGCTCAAAATCAAATATCTGATTACGAGGTAATCGGATAGGGGGTGAAATTCCCCCACCCCTAACGGGGTAAGTTTAGTTTAGCACATCGGCTGTATCTCTGCAAGAATGAAAGGAGAGATTATGCCAGAGGATTTAATCAAACAACTAGAAGCTGGTTCAAAATTTCTAGCGAAGACATGTTTACATAGCAAGATTATTATCACGGTGGATGGTATTCAGCTGGTGGAAACAAAAGAGTTCCACCCAAGAAATGAACTTCTATGAGGAAAGGAATTGTATGGAGGAATTAGAAAACATTATAAAAAAACTCCAAGAAGCAAATAGCGACCCAGAGTTTAATAAAGCCATCTTACTTGAGTGTTCTGCTGAATTAACAAGTTTGTTTAATCGCTTGTCATATCAACGACATTAGAGTCAGTAGAGATACCTTTTTTAATAGATTTTATTGTTCGAATGGCAGAATCTTTAAAATAGTAAGTCTCACTAGTTGCCACAACTTCATGATTATCAGCTTTTATTACAAAATAAAACTGGTTATTAGAAGATTTTCTAATCACAAAATACATAGCTTATCCTCCTTTCTGCTAGGATAAGTTGATTATAACATTTTTAGGAGGTACAAAATGAATTGGAAAAAACTAATGTTTGGCGATCTAGAACACACGTTTACTAGTCGTAATGGCAAAGAAAAAACAAGTATTGAATTTGAAGGTGGCGTATTGCCAGCACTGTTAGTGCTAGGTGGTATCACTTGGCTGATCGCTTGGTTTATTACAAAATAAAAACTCCCAAGTGGGAGTGGAAAGGAGAGGGGTCAGAAAAATGATTAATCTTGAAGAAAAAGTTCAAAAAATAGAACAGAACGAAGAAGAAAATACAACCTCAATCTCATTCTTAAGAGGTTATATCAAAGGCCTTGAGGAGCGAATTAGTCGTTTAGAGCGTTCGAAGGGCTGTTAAAGGCATTAGGGTATTTTGTTTGTAACTCAAAAATCTTTTCTAACTTTTCTGGCTCTTGAAAAGCCATCATAATTAAGTCTTCCTGAGTCATTGGTCTTTTTTGAGTAGAATTATTTTCTATTTTATCAGATAAATTTTCAATTGCATCATAGATGTTGTTAATTGAAGTTTTTAATTGGATAATATCTTGCACTGAAGCACTTTGGTCGTTTGGTTCATGGATTATAGAAAAATCAATGTTTTCTTCTGTTTTTTGAATTCGTCTAATTGTTTCTTGGACAGAATCAAGCACAACCTTACTTTCAGAGTTTTTGAGATCGTAATGAATGGTATTTATAGTTCTAATATCAAAAGGGATATCTTCATCAGTCTTTTGTCTAAGGAAAATAGTAGGTAAGTTCAACGCTTTTCTAAACCCAAGTTCTAAAAAGACATTCGGGTTATTTCCTGTTATATCAACAATTACCAAGTCTGCTGTGGATAAAGCATCAAATATTTTATCGTCAATCCTATCTGAATGATACAGTTCGTCAGCTCTGGTCACTTGATACTTTTCGATCAATGCAGGTTTAATTATATAATTTAAAACACTGTCTGAGTGGTTCCGAATTTCGCTACTTTCCTCACCGATAGCAGATACTACGAAACAAGATTTTTTACTCATAATAATACCTCACAATTTTTATTTAAATTATACCACAGAAAGAAGGTGGAATAGATGCGCCCCAAAAAATATCCGTATAGCCAAAAAAACTATCCAGCGCTGAAGCTTCATAACGTCATTGAAACCGATAATCAGTTCTTAATAGATGATAAAAGGATTCATTATGTTATTGAAGATTCTGTAAAGACAAAACCCCTTGGCGATGGCTATGTCGAAGTAACATTTTCGATAGTTGCCAAGAGTTTTACAAAATCACAAGGTTAGTTTGGCGATAGTCCTTGTGATAGAAGTTGGTGTAAGAGGGATACCTTCTTCTTTAAGGACATTCTTTAAACGGCTCGAAAAATTATTATCTTTAAGACTTTGAAGATATAAGTAACCAGTTGTTGTTACGCCATCGAAAAAATAGAAAGTAATATCTTTTGTTGGGCGACGTTTTCCTTTTATCAAGCAATCATCAAGTAAATTATCAATTACTTCTAAAGTGCCTGATATTACAATGTTTTTATCTAAGTCTTTAGAGAATTTTACAAATTCACTGTTAAGACTTAGATTATCAAATAAGCTATAAGCGTTGTCTGGTTTGGTTTCCACAAAGGTTTCCAAGACAATTGTATAAAGTTTGAAATAGTCAAACATCACATTCACCTCCTTTCTGCTCACATTATAACAGATTAGAGGTACTAAAAACAGATAGAAAGGAGGTGGGGGAATGCAATGGACTTTAGAAGCCATGCGAATCAATAAAGGTCTGACTCAACAAGAATTAGCAGATATGTTTGATGTATCACCTCAAACGATTGCTAGACTTGAAAAAGACAGTTCAGACATCGGTTATCAAATTTTAAAAAAATATATGGATACTTTTCATATTAAGTTTGATGATATTTTTTTAGGAAAAAAATACGAAAATTTCGTAACAATAAATTAGAAAGGACAGTATGCAAGAGATTTTTAACTTTAAAGGACAAGAAGTCCGAACAGTAACCATTGACAATGAACCTTACTTTGTAGGTAAGGACGTAGCAGAGATTTTAGGATATACAAATTCTAAAGATGCCTTAAAAAATCACGTTGATAGTGATGATAAGCAGATACTCCAAAGGTCGCAAAACGCTACCTTAGAAATTCCAAATCGCGGCTTAACCATTATCAACGAATCAGGAGTCTACAATCTCATCTTCGCAGCCGCTAAGCAAAGTGCGAATCCAGAGATTAAAGAAAAGGCTCAAAAATTCAAACGCTGGGTAACATCTGAAGTCTTACCAACAATACGTAAACACGGCATGTATGCAACCGATGAACTACTTGACAATCCAGATTTTGCCATTGCTACGCTGCAAAAGCTAAAAGAGGAGCGTGAGGCTAAGAAGTTGCTAGAAGCCCAGATTGAGGCAGACCGTCCAAAGGTATTGTTCGCAGACGCTGTGAGCGCTAGCAAATCATCTTGTCTGATTGGTGAGCTAGCTAAAATCCTGAAACAGAATGGGATTGATATTGGTCAGAATAAGCTATTTCAGTGGTTACGAGCTAACGGCTACCTAATCAGTCGTCGTGGTGAGTCTTGGAATCAGCCAACGCAAAAAAGCATGCAGCTTGGATTGTTTGAACTCAAAAAAACAGCCATCAATCACTCTGACGGTCACACTACAACAAATGTAACCCCAAAAGTTACTGGTAAGGGGCAACAATACTTTATTAATAAATTCCTTAACCAGAAATATCTGCCAGTTTAGAAACAGAACAAAACTAACGAAGGGAGAAAAGAATGGAAGAAAATATCAAGCAGTTGATCACTGAAAATATCTTAGAATTTTTAGGTTCTGACTATGGAAAAGGTTTCTTAACCGGCATAAAAATTGCCGTTGAGATTATTGCCAAACAAATACCGACACCTTCAGAAGAGGATATCGGTCATGATAGTTAATTTTTGCGCTGTTGTTCGAAAGCTTGTTTTAAATGAGTTGCCATCATTTGCTGAACAGCAAGAACGAAATCCATACTATGGAGCGTTCATACAAAATCAAAGTGTATATCACTAAGGAGAAAGAACATGATTACTATTTTAAAAGAAATAAACCAAACACTAAAAGAAATCCTAGCAGAATTAAAAGAACCTACTGTGGTAACAGTAGATTCTGAAAAGTTAAGTAATACGCTAACTACTGAACAGAAGATACGCCGATTATCTGGTCAATAAACAGAACAACAAATGGAAGGTTCAAAGTAGATTCTTTTGATGTTGACAAAGTAGCATCAACAAGCAACATAAATCTTTCGTTGTCATCTTTATTTTCTTTACGATATTCCAAGAATTCAAGGACATGAGCATACTTGGCTTTATCAGGATTTTCAGGTAATAAAGTTCCAGTGAATATTCCGCTCGCTGTAATCACATTAAGCTTACAATTGCTTTTTTCCGAAAAAATAGCGACATCTGCAATAAGATTAGTTTTTAAAACGTCGTTCATTATAATCACCTCCTTTCGAGATGATTATACCACTAAAAAAGTCCGACGGGAATCGGACTCAAAACAAATACTATTTACTTAATTATAACACATTATGAAAGAACTTAATAGCACCCAACAACTACTTGTTAACAATTGGCAACGTAAATACTACCAATTGAGCGATGTTTTGCTAAACAGCTTGGTAGGTTTAACAATTGCAGATACTCTTGAAGTTTTAGCGGTTGCGAGAAAGGAAAGTATATGGCTAAAGAACATTACATTGTAACTCATGTGATGTCAGATGGAACAGAGCTTGATGATATTAAAGGTTGTGTCATCCCAGATGATAATCCAGTATATGACATCTTTAGGAGAATTAATCAAGAACGATGGGAGGCTGATAGTTGATGAAATATATATTTCACAAATACGCATGAAAACTATACCTCTATGAATAATCATTTTTTACAAGATAAAAAATTGAGCTTACAAGCTAAAGGTCTATTAGCTGAAATTCTCAGCAATAAGGATGACTGGCGCATCTACATTAGTGAGCTTGAAAGCAGGTCAACTAATGGAAGAGATGCTCATAGAAAAGCATACAAGGAGTTGCAAGAGTCGGGTTATATACGGATTGTAAAAAAGAGTGATGGAAAAAATGGTGTTCAAACATTTGCATTTGCTCAAGACCTGCCTATCACAGATAGCTATTTTGCATATATACAAGATGCGTTTGAAAAAGAGTTATCCACAAGCGGTGTTGATAAGTGACTTCCATTTTACTGAAAATCCAAAAATTGGAAAACCCTTTTTACTGAAAATCCATTTTACTGAAAATCCAAAAGTTGGAAAACCCGTCACTAATAAATACTAACTATATAACAAGTACTAATATATAACAATATAGTGCTAACGCACACTAACAAATAACAATTACCAATAAATAACAAACTTAACCTTATAGAATAAATAAAAGAGTATTTCATACTCACAGGAGGAAGAATAGTGCTAAATAAACTGATGAATTTTTTAGGATTTGATGAAGTTGAAACAACTGAAACTATATCATTAGATAACACTTTGATTGAGGTTAGAGCATTACAAGCTGAAAACCGTGAACTGAAAGAAGTTATCAGGAAACAGCGTGCTTTGCTACAAGAACTCTCAGAGGAAAACAAGGAGCTTGGCCGTGACCGTAGACACTACGCAGATACAGCAGCAACCCAAAAGCGCCTCATTGCTGTATATGAGAGTATGTCAGTTTAGGAGGTAGCACATGGACAGAGGACTATTTGGCACGTTTGACTATGACCGTGATTACTTACAGCCTGAGCCTGAACGTGAAGAACGTGACCCTGATGAATGGTTGTTCAGAGGTGGTCAGTGGATTTATGTGGGAGACTACTAGCCTATGAACAGAGAACGCTATGACGACAATGCTTTTTGGAGACAAAAATATTTTGAATTATGTGTTGATCTAGGTGAAATCAATAATAACCTCATGGATAAGGTTGCCAGTCTACAAAATGAAAACAAACGCTTAAAGCGTGAAAACTGGAATTTGAAACAAACGAAAGGTAGAAGAAAATGACAAACAATCAGTTAACAGAAACAAAAGGTGACTTTCTGACTAACCCTCAGCTACTTAATAGCGGTATTATCAGAAAGTACCTCGACCCACAAGGAAAAGCTAGTGATGAGGAGCTTGCCTATTTTATAGCTCAAGCCAAAGCCCAAAACCTCAATCCATTTACAAAAGAAATTTATTTTATTAAGTATGGTAATCAACCAGCTCAGGTAGTCACCGCCAAGTCAGCTTTTGAGAAAAAGGCTGATAGTCACCCTCAATTTGACGGAAAAGAGGCTGGTGTAATCTATCTGATGGATGGTGAAATTAAATACTCAAAAGGAGCATTTATTCCTAAAGGTGCTGAAATCCTTGGTGGTTGGGCTAAGGTGTACCGCAAAGACCGTACTTATCCAACAGAAACAGAAGTATCTTTTGAAGAGTACGACAATTCTAAAATCCGTGCAAGAGTTAAGGAACTGACACAGCAAGGTAAAGATGTTACTTATCCAGTGATGAACTCATACGGCAAGGCAATAGGTGAGAATAACTGGGACACTATGCCTTGTGTCATGATACGGAAAGTAGCTCTAGTGTCAGCTTACCGTGAGGCATTTCCTGCCGAGCTTGGAGCAAGTTATGAGGCTGATGAAATCCAACTAGACAACACGCCTAAAGATGTGACACCTCAGGAAACCCAAGAGGAAGTACGAGCACGTAGACTAGAAGAGGCAAAACAGGCGCAACAGCAACTGAGCAGTTCAGCTGAAAAGATGAACGCAGAAGACGCTCCACTGTATAAGTCATCTAATCCAGTTGATGAAACTCCTGTCCGTAGTGAGGAACCAGTACAGGGAGAACTGCTTAGCGAAGAACTAGAATACTAGGAGATAGACATGCAAGAATTACAGGTAAAAGTGACACAGGCTCAGGTTGAAATCATTGACCGTGAGAAATTTGAACAAAACATCAATGAAGTTGTGGCAAAATACCAAAATTACACGGTCACAGCTGGAACTATCAAAGATGATAAGCAAGTCCTAGCTGACCTACGCAAGCTCAAAAAACAGATTTCTGATGAGCGTATCAAGATTAAACGTGAGCTGTCACAGTCTGCTGATGAGTTTGACAAGTATATCAAAGACACAAGCGAACCAATGGACAAAGTCATTGATAAAATCGCCAAAGATGTAAAAGAGTTTGAAGACCATCAGAAAGCTGTTCGATTGGATACAGTAAAGAGCTATATTGCAAACAAATCGTCTGAGTACATGCTTGACCCTAGACTATTTGATGAAAACGCACTTGAGTACATCAAGGCTGGTGACTTTATGGCAGATGGCATGACCTTGAAGAAAGCCACAATGAAATCTCTTGATGACATGGTCACTTTTGAATATCAAAAACAGCAAGAGTATGAGAAAGCTAAGGCAGCTATTTCAGGACAGTGTGTTGAGTATGGCATGACTGACCAGCCGTATATCCGTATGCTACGAGACCTGACGCTTGTAGAAGTGCTAGAGCAGATTAAGTCTGACTATGCTTTTGAAAAGCAAAAGCAGGAAATGCGAAAAGCCGAGGCTGAACGTGAGCAACTTTTAGCAGCCCAACGAGGAAAAGAGCAAGAACAAATTCAAAATCCAACAGAAACTCCACAGGTTGACCATGAGACAGGCGAAATCTTGGACGGTTGGCAATTATCCCAAAATAATCAAGAAACGCTCACAGGGGATAAAAATGAGCCTAAAAAATACACTCAAAAAATGACCCTTGAGGTCTATCTTGAAGACACGGCAGACAAAGACCGCTTCAAGGCGACTCTTGCACAAGCAGGTTTTGAGCACAAGAAAAATTATCAGGTCAGCGGCTATCAACGCATAGAGCCATTAACTCAGGCTAAGCTCAATGAATTGTGTGGGTGGTAAGAATGAGTAAGCAAGTTAAACAAGTAATTGACGAGCTTGAACCATTTAATCACGGAATAACAATAGCAATCCACCAAAGTAAAAATGAGTGTATAGCAACCTTTAGAATGCCTAGACAGCTTGATACTAAAAAGATTGAATTTACTGGATGGAATGAAGATGTTACGAACAGAACTAGTTACCATTCAGAAAGTGACCTGCTAAATGCCTATGTTCATAAAGCTAGAAAAGTCACTAATGACTGGATTTGTGTTGAAGTATTACCGTTTTAGGAGGATTTATGGAAATTAGACAAGTTTCAGACAACATTGCCATCTACTCTGATGGTCAACGTTTGCAGGTTATCCATGACCTAGGTGATGAGTTTGTCTTAGACCTTGCTCTAGGCAAAGACTACGCTTGGAATATTGATAGACAAGCTCAAGAAACTATCCAAACTGTAGAACCAGTTTTCAAAGTGTGTGGTTTTTGCTCGAGAGGTGGCGAGGGTATGAGCCGTCTAAGGTGGGCTATTCTCCAATTTAAGGAGTTTGAACAATATATTAAAGACTATCAAGCTGACTTGCTTGATTGGTGGCAAAATACAGGAAGGTAAGAAGAATGACGATTATTACACTGATTTTATTAGCAGAGTGGACTTTTCTATGGCTATGTCTAGGCTTTCTGTTAGGAGAGCGTGAGGCAAGAAAGGATAAAAAAGATGATTAACAATGTTGTATTGGTTGGGAGGTTGACCAAGGACGCTGAACTCAGATACACGCCGTCTAATGTAGTGGTAGCAACGTTTACCTTAGCAGTCAACCGTAACCGTAAAAATGAAAATGGCGAGCGTGAGGCTGATTTTATTAACTGTGTCATTTGGCGCCAACAAGCTGAAAACTTGGCTAACTGGGCAAAAAAAGGTGCTTTGGTTGGAATTACAGGTCGTATCCAAACGCGTAATTATGAAAACCAACAAGGTCAACGTGTCTATGTAACAGAAGTTGTTGCGGAAAGTTTCCAATTATTGGAAAGTCGCAATAGCCAACAACAAACTAATCAAAACGGCAATAGTTCTAATTCTTATTTTGGCAATGCCAACAAAATGGATATTTCAGATGATGACTTACCATTCTAAAAAATGACGAAGCCGAGGAAACAAAGGATATATGCAATATATGATGACGACAAGTTTATCGACGTTGGCACAAAAGAAGAGTTATCAGAACGGCTTGGTATCAAAAAAGCAACAATAGAACAGTACATGACTAAATCATATCAAGCGTTAGCTAGCTCAAAACGAATTGCATTGTTGATAGGGATTGAAGAGGAATATGACTTTTAAAACAGAATTTGAAATACCAATTGAACCAAAACCTCAAACTAGACCTAAGTTCAGCAAATTTGGTACGTACGAAGATCCAAAGATGAAGAGGTGGCGAAAAGAGGTTTCTGGCTGGATAGAAAAAAATTATGATGGACCGTTTTTTGATGATTGCATAAAGGTAGAGGTAACCTTTTACATGAAAGCTCCCAAAACGCTATCAAAAGAGCCTACACAACGTTCCAAAGGTAAAACAATACAAATATATCAAAACTTCATGCGTGAACTGATATGGCACGCTAAGAAGCCTGATATTGATAATTTGATTAAAGCTGTTTTTGATAGTATTTCCGATGCAGGTTACGACAGAATACAGAAATCAGGTATTGTGTGGTCAGATGACAATATCGTATGCGATTTAAGAGCAAAGAAAAAATACAGTCAGAATCCAAGAATAAAAGTGAGGATTGAAGAGATTGACAGATGAATTAATAAATAAATTTTACAAAATTTTTGACGATGGGATTGTAAGGCAAATTAAAAAGCTAGATGTAGATTGCAAAAAAGCTGAGCTAATAAGATGTAGTGTTACAAATAACAGACGTCGAAAAACCTTGCCAAGACCGTACGTTATCGAAGCGTTTAAAGATTATTTTGACGAAGATATTTATGTGCAGCTGTATCTTAAATCATACAGAGAGTATCACAACCCAAACAGCCACGAAACGGAGCTTTTTATAAAGTTAAACAAAAAGCACAGAGATACTAAGTTAGAGCATTACAAGCAGACTAAACGTCTGATATATGCAGCTATGAGTTTTTAGAGGTATAACACATGACAGATAAAATTAACGCAGAAACTATGCAAGTAGCATATAACGAAAACTATCAAACATTTTTAGCCAAAAACGCAGATTACGGAAATTCTTTCGAGAAGTCTCTAAACGACTTCGGATACATCGCTGGTATCGTTCGTATAGGCGATAAATACAACAGACTATATAATCTTATAAGCAGCGACAAAAACGTCTCAGAAAGCCTGTCAGACACGTTAAACGACATGGCTAATTATTGCGTGATGTTAGCGGTTTGGTTGGAGGTTAAGGATGATACCAAAATTTAGAGTGTGGGATAAAGTAACGCAAGCTATGGGCGTGGTTGAAGCAATAGATTACGTCGATAACAAAATATACACCTTTTATCGGAAAGTTGTCCGTAGATATATCCCTTTCGAGGAAGCTGTGTTAATGCAATCAACAGGCCTAAAAGATAAAAACGGCATTGAGGTGTTTGATGGGGATATCGTTAAGTGTTGCAGACTTTTTAACGACTCTTTGTCTGAGTACGTAGGACAAGTAAAATTTGTAGATTTTGGTTGGAACATAGTTGATAAAGCAGATACACACGATCCATTTTACAACTACAAAGACGGGTGTCCAGACGAAATTCGGGAAATCGAAAATATCGGAAATATACACGAAAATCCAGAATTACTAGAAAGGTTAGAAGGATGATTGAAGAACAAGAAATACTTGACTGCATTACGCAGGACACAAAAGCAACTTAAACGTGCTAGTGATGATAGAGCTAGACAGACTAAGCGGATTGCGGAACTTACAGGAAATGGGGGATGAGGATGATCGTTTGGGCATTATTTGATAGCGGTAACGGGTCATATACAAAGGCATCTAAAGAGTTCCCAGAGATTGAAATATACCCAGTCGGAATTGATATTGAGAACAAGAATAATCATTTTATCAATCTGAATTTAGCTGATTATAGTAGGCTATTTGGCGACACTAAGTTATTTGATGAATTTGATAAACTTCCTAAACCTGATTTGATTATCGCTAGTCCTCCGTGTGAGTCATGGTCAGTTGCAAGCGCAATGGATAGGGGTAACGCCTGCTGGAAGCAAGAGAGAGGAGATGGATTATTTGAACCACAAATACCGTTATCAAAATTTACAGTCAGAGATTTTACTGACTATGACAGATATCAGTTTAAGCCTGATAAATCATTTTTAAAGCGAATAAATGGGGAACTAACAGTTTTTAATACACTGGAAATCATAAAGAGATATAAACCGAAATATTATCTGATCGAGAACCCAGCTTACGGAAGAATTTGGGAGTATATAGAGCGAGTTCAAGGATTTGAACTTCCTTACAAAAATTTCACTTATTACAACAACTATGATTACCCAATCAGTAAAGCGACCAGATTCTCTGGAAATATCAATCTTGATTTAATGCATAAAAATATCCCGAACAAGGTTGACTTCAAAAAAGATTTTTCAAGATCATATAATGAGCGGTCAAATATACCGCATAAATTAGTTAAAGAAATTTTTACAAAGGTTTTACAAGAGGTACGAAATGAACAAACAAAAATTTGAAAAATTAGACAAAGTAAAAGAACTACTTGACGAATTGAAGATGACGGAATTTATTGCTCCACTTTTAGTTGGCGATCAGATTATGGAAATTATCAACGATTTGCACAATAATCCAGGACAATTTGGGGCGCAGGTATTTTTGCCATCGCCAGACCAAAAATATAAGTTTGCAGTGCGAATTTGTCGAGAAGAAAATTTAGAGGATTGATTTGACGAAAATGGGAGGTAAGATAATAGCTGATGAAGATTGAAGACATTGAACGTATTATTTCAGAATATCTAATTTTTAGGTCTGACATTGATGGTTGTGCAGTAATTGACATTGAAGATTTTTTTAAGCATATTCGTTTTTCGTATGAGCGACTAAAATAGCAAGGATAATCATGTTTATAAATGGGTAATTGACAAAAGAGGTTATAGAATTGAGTGCAATGAATGCAGTGAAGTATTTTTGGAGGTAGCAAATGAATATTGAAGAAGTGAAGAAATTGATAGACAAACAGTCTATTGGTAAAGGTGGTGTCGGCGACATTCCAGTAGTGAAAACACATATTGTAAAAGTATTACTCGACCAACTCGATCAACCTCAACCAGAAGTGCCACAAATGATATTTGATGTGATTAAAAGCTTTGATGATGATGTAGATTATTTACATCAACACATGAGTCGACAATCTGATGAAGTTAGAGAGTGGCTAACTCACAATGAACGTGAGTTTTATGAAGCTTGGCTAGCTTATCCAAATATCACAATTGAAAAAGAGAAGCTTTATACAGTTGAGATACCTAATCCGAATGAAAGACAGTTAAGTTTTGTGCTGATGAGACAGCTTAGCGGAAATGTAAGTATCAAAGTTATGCATAGAGATAACTTAGACTTACTAAAGATAGATAACAATTTACAACTCACAGAATCCGAAATCCGCAAAGACTTTGACTGGGCTTGGCAGTTTAGAAAAGATGTAGAAAATGAATGAAAGAGAGTTAAATAAAAATTATGAATTATGATAAAAATAAAAATGATGCTAAAAAGAACTTTATTATACTTTTAGTTCTATTGCCGTTCGGCTTAGTATTATCTGGATTTGTTATTAAATACGGTTGGAATAACATTTTATCAACAATTGATGGCGTACCATCTATCAATTTACCGCAAGCTGTAGTAATCAATGTGTTAATTAGTCCTTTTGCTTCTAAAAAAAATACAGATGAAGATTTTGCTACAGTGATTGCAAGAGCGTTTATTTCTCCGCTAGTCGTATTGTTATTGCTTTGGATAGTGACTTTGTTTATGTAATATCTTGAGGTGACGGAATGAAAAAAAAAACAATTTTTATATCCAAAAAATATGCAAATGATTTTAACAATGACAAATATAATTTGTCCTCTGGCTATTATTTTAGAAATGGTAAAAAACATGATATTGCTATTGTAAAATATGGTGAAAAAGATTATTTAAAAAATACTGATTTAGCATATGTTGTATGCGATAAAATCGTTGACGCAGACTCTATAGGCTTCGTTTATCATGGTGAATATGAAACTTGGCATTTTAAACTATTAAACACAGAAGCAAATTAAAGTCCCACGCAAGCGCCTAAGAGCCTGTAATGGCTCTGTGGGTCTACGAGCTGGAATACTCGTTAAACTTACCATGGAAGCTTTCTGTAAGTATTCAGCTGCGTAGCGTGGAATAATCGTTACGTAGTTATAGAGCGAAATTTTTAGAAAGGGAAATATCCTCCGACATTTTTTTCATAAAAATCTAAAGTCTGTTATCGCTCACAGATGATTATACAAGCGTAATGCTGCAAATAAAGTGCTGACGCAAAACTAAAAATTTAATACTCGACAATTTAACAACAAAAATAAGTCAGCAGAGGAAGGAAAGGAGAACAATAAAAAAGCGCTCGTGAAAGCGCCATTCGGTATATATTCGTACAACTATTATATCATACGAGGAGCTTTCATGACGTTTTTTCCAGAAATTAATATACAAAAGACTAAATCAAACGCTAAGCGAAAACTAAGAGAGTATCCACGCTGGCGTAGGATCGCTAATGATGTAGATACTCAAAAAGTGACAGCCACTTATTCCTTTGAGCCTAGACAATCACATGGAATTCCTAGTAAGCCAGTTGAACGATTAGCACTCAACCGTGTGTCAGCTGAACAAGAATTAGAAGCAATTGAGCAATCAGTTAGTATGATACTGGATCCAGAAAAGCGCAGGATTTTGTATGAAAAATACTTATCTCCTTACAAGAATGCAGATAAGGTTATTTATACAGAATTATGTATGTCAGAGAGTTTTTATTATGACACGCTAGATGCTGCATTATTAGCTTTTGCAGAGCTTTATAGGGAGGGTTCTTTGATTGTAGAGCAAGGAGTTTTTGACTAGTTTTTATACAGTAATACAATAGTTTATACATAAAAATATGTGTTAATATAGTATTATCAAAATAGCAAGAAGAGATAATCATTTACCAACAGGCTATTTATTTAGTCGTCAACTTTAACTACTATCGAACTTGCTATTTTGTAGCTAAAAGGCGAGATAGGGTGTTGAGACGTAGCTCAGTTGGGGGAGCGATATGACTATAAAGGGTCTGGAACGTACGCAGGTTCGAATCCTGCCGTCTCAGTAGTGGTTATTTCAGCCACTAGAGCAATACAGCGGGCGTGGGACATGGAGCGGAGTTATAACCGTTTTTGTGTAGACCTTATGGTATTAATCACGTTCGATTCGTGATGGGTCTATAGGCTTACTTTAAAAATAAGCACTAGTATCTCTACGGGGACCTTTGCGCCAAGTAAGACTAAACCGTTGGAACATGAACCGTGATTGGAAAACGGTAGAGGTAGCGCCTTGATAATTGGATTGTCGACGGTCTGATTATATGTGTCGGTTCGATTCCGGCTGTTCCTATAATTTATGGAGGTAAGATATGTCTAAAGGTTATAAAGTAGTTGATGTTGGTAGTAATCATGAATACGATGTTACGTTTGGCACATGCGAAGTATGTATGTCTTACGGTAACGAGGTTGATAATCCTTACATCGTAATTGAGAAACCAGATGGTACAAAAAAAGAGGTTGATATTTACTATTGGAGCTGGGGTGATTACTTCGAATATTACATTGATAATGTAGTAGAATTCTCGGCATTCTTATCCGAACAAGATATAGACGATGAAGAGTTTGAAGATAATAGCACATCGGTCATTATTGATTTAATTAATGAGTACGATTGGTCAAAAGAAAAAGATTAGTCATCACACTGTGGTGGCTTTTTATTATGCAAAAAAAGAACCACAATAGTGGCTCTTATGCTTGTAATTTTAATTCAAGTGCTTCAGTAAGAACTTGCGAAAAATTGAGGTTTTTATCTTCTGCTGCGTTGTTCAACCATTCAGGTATTGTGACATTCTTACGTACTTTTTTTGAGTGATATTTTTTCATGTATGCAATCATGTCAATGCCTATTAAGGCAATATCAGAACCATGATACTGTTCTTTTAAAACGGAAACGGGGGTAGCTTTTGGATAGTCTGTATAGTCTTCAAGGGCAAAACCTAAGACTTCGACAGCCATTTCGTAGGCTTCTTGAAAGTCTTCGCCTTGAGTGATTGCTTCAGGTACATCTGGAAATGTAACCATGATATAATCTGAGTCTTGTGTGAATATGGCTGGATAAACTAACATAATGATTCTCCTTTGATTATTGTGAGATAAGCAAGCCATCTTGTTAAGCGGATTATTTCAAACCCGCTTGTTTTAAGATGGTATCTTCAAGACCCTTACCAAGGTCTTTATTGTGCATTGGAACGATTGTTTGGTGTCCTAAGTCATCACGAAGTTTTTTATGACTACCGTTTTGACTAATTTCATAAAACCCGTTCTTTTTAAGCAATTTAATCATTTGCTTAGGGGTCATTGGCATATTGCTTACCTCACTTTCTATACTTATATTATACACACAAAAAACATGTTTGTCGAGTAAAATACGCATAAAATGCTTATTTTTTTTAAAAACGGAGGAGGTGATGGAAAATAGGTAAATTAACACTGAAACAGAAGCGTTTTGCAGATGAGTACATCATCTCAGGAAACGCAGAAAGGTCGGCTCTTATTGCTGGATATAGTAAAAATTACGCTAGAGCACAAGCACATAAATTGTTAGCAAATGTTGGCATTAAAGCTTATATAGATGAACGACTTAAAAAACTTGAATCTGAAAAAATTGCAACGCAAGAAGAAGTCTTACAATATCTCACTTCGATCATGCGAGGTGATCAACAAGAAAAAACTCTGATTAGCATTGGCGAACTTGGACAAGAGATTGTTGATATTGATGTTGGCGCCAAGGATAGAATAAAAGCGGCAGAATTGCTTGGTAAGCGTTACAGACTGTTTACGGACAAGGTAGAAGCAGAAGTACAAGGAACGGTGGTGTTTGTTAATGAAGACGACATACCAGACTGAAACTAAACCAAAAATCAAGATTGATTTACCTAAAACTATCGGAGTAGGTTATGGAGCTTTTTGGCACTCAAGAAATTTTTATAGAGTAGTTAAAGGTAGTCGTGGTTCTAAAAAATCTAAAACAACTGCTTTAAATTTTATAGTGAGGTTGCTTAAATATCCTTGGGCGAATTTATTAGTTATTCGCAGATACTCAAATACTAATAAACAGTCAACGTATACTGATTTCAAATGGGCGTGTAATCAATTAAATGTTTCACACCTTTTTAAATTCAACGAAAGCTTACCGGAAATAACTGTAAAAGCAACTGGTCAAAAGATACTATTCCGTGGACTTGATGACGAATTAAAAATTACATCTATAACCGTCGATGTTGGTTCTTTGTGTTGGGCTTGGTTTGAAGAGGCTTATCAAATAGAAACCGAAAACAAGTTTTCAACAGTTGTTGAGTCTATTCGTGGTACTTTAGATGTTCCCGATTTTTTTAAACAGATAACAGTCACATTTAACCCGTGGTCAGAAAGACATTGGCTTAAGTGTGTTTTTTTTGACGAAGAAACTAAGAGAGCTGATACTTTTTCAGACACTACGACGTTTAGAGTAAATGAGTGGCTTGACGATGTCGATAAAAGACGATATGAAGATTTGTACAAGACTAACCCTAGACGTGCTAGAATTGTCTGTGATGGAGAATGGGGCGTTGCAGAAGGGCTTGTTTTCGATAACTTTAAAGTCATAGATTTTGATATCGAAAAAACAATTCAACGTGTAAGAGAAACTTCTGCAGGTATGGATTTCGGTTTCACGCAAGACCCTACAACTCTTATATGTGTTGCGGTTGATTTATCAAATAAGGAACTGTGGCTTTACAATGAACATTACCAAAAAGCCATGCTGACTGATGATATTACCGCAATGATAAAAAATAAAAACATGAGCAGAGCTTATATCGCAGCAGATAGCGCAGAAAAACGCCTGATTGCAGAAATAAAAAGCAAGGGTATTTCTGGGATTACTTCAAGCATTAAAGGTAAAGGGTCAATTATGCAAGGAATTCAATTCATGCAGGGTTTTAAGATATATATACATCCATCTTGTGAACACACGATTGAAGAGTTTAATACTTACACTTTTAAACAAGATAAAGAGGGCAATTGGTTGAATGAACCTATTGATAATAATAATCATATTATAGATGCTATCAGGTACGCATTAGAAAGATATCATATCAAACGCAATAAAACCAACAATTTCAATGTACTTTATCAAGGTCTTAAAAACTAGATAGGAGAAACAATGGCACACATAGAAGATTTTATTGACTCAACTGGGGAACATAAACTTTTAGAGTTGCGTTTTCATCGTGAGTCAAGAATGAGGTATCAGATAAACGATATAAGCGCTTTGTTTGATGACAACTATAAAATATTACTTGAATACTTAAAACACCACGAGAGCATTCAAAAACCACGCATACAAGAGCTATTAGATTATGCAGAAGGAAACAATCACGAGGTATCTAAGTCTGGTCGTAGGCAAGATGAGGACATGGCTGATGTTCGTGCCATACATAATTATGGCAAGTATATATCAACATTTAAACAAGGGTATCTTGTTGGGAATCCAATACGTGTTGAGTATGACGATGAAGTTAACAACGAACTTTTAAAAGAGTTAGCAAAAAAGAACAATTTCCACCAATTAAATAGACAACTTATAAAAGATTTGTCTAAAGTTGGTCGTGCTTACGAACTCGCTTATCGTAGTGCAGATGATAAAACAAAAGTGATAAGACTAGACCCGAGAGAGACTTTTATTATCTATAAAAATGACGTTGATAAAGATAGTCTTATTGGTGTGCGATACTACAACAAAAGTCAAATAGATAAAACAGACAAGACGGTAGAAGTTTATACAAGTTCGGAAGTTATCTTTTTTGAATTTAATGGAGAATTAACAGAGACAGATAGACAACCGCACGCTTTTGGTGCTGTTCCTATCACGGAATATCTTAATACAGATGACGGTTTAGGCGATTACGAAACAGAATTATCTTTGATTGATTTGTACGACTCTGCGCAGTCAGACACAGCCAACTACATGCAAGACTTGTCAGACGCTATTCTAGCGATTATTGGTCGTGTGTCGTTTCCTGAATACGTAGATACGCAAGAAAAAGCCATTACATATTTGAGAGCTATGCGAAAAGCTAGATTGTTAAACCTAGAACCACCTGTTGATAGCGAAGGACGTGAAGGTTCTGTTGACGCTAAGTATTTGTATAAAAAATATGACGTACAGGGAACTGAAGCATATAAAAACAGAATCGCTGAGGATATCCACAGATTTACTAATACGCCAGATATGACAGACAATAAATTTGCTGGTAATCAGTCCGGAGAAGCGCTCAAGTGGAAAGTTTTTGGACTGGATCAAGAACGTGTGGATTTACAAGCGTTATTTGAGCAGTCGTTGAAACGTAGATATAAGCTTATTGCTCATGTTAGTGAGTTTTTAAGTGAAATTAAAGATTTTGATATCAGCAAGCTAAAAATAATCTTTACTCCAAACTTACCTAAATCAGACCAAGAAAAAATAAATGATTTTAAAGCGCTTGGTGGAGAACTATCCAACAAAACTAAGATGTTTGTCACTGGTATTGTTGATGATCCAGACGAAGAAGAAGATAAAATCATGCAAGAATCGCAGTCGGGCAGTTTGCTAGCTCAAAAACTAGAAGCTCAAACACGTATGTCAGACAAGGAGTTAGCTCATGGACATGCACACTAAGGAAGGCAAAAGTTATTGGCGCAAACGTGTAAAAAAAGAGATGGAAGCCAAAGACAAAAAAGATGTCAGTTTAGGAAAATCTATGAAACAAATACACGACTATCACTTCCGTGAGATAGAAAAAGAAATTGAATCTTTTTATCAACGCTATGCAGATAAAGAGGCAATAGACTTAAAGCTCGCTAAAAAAGCTGTCTCTGACGTTGATATAAACGCTTATCAGAAAAAGGCAAAAGAATTAGTTGCAAGGGCTAACGAAATGCGCAAAGAGGGAATTAAAGTCACTAAAGCTAATTTTACGCATCAAGAAAATATAGACATGGCTGTTTATAACTTAAAGATGAAAGTTAACGCATTAGAGCTTTTGCAATTAAATATTGATTTAGCGATGCAAAACTTATCGGAAGATGAATACAAAGCGACAAAAAGATTCCTTGAAGATGGTTTTGAAGAAGAGTTGAAATTTCAGTCGGGCTTACTTGGAACATCTGTTTCTAGTCAAAATGACATTAAAAATCTAGCTAAAGCAACAATAAACGCAAATTTCAAAGGCGCAACGTGGAGTGAAAACATTTGGCAAAGACAAGATGACCTTAGAAAAATAGTAAAAGAGGAAGTTTATAAAGCTGTAACAAAAGGCGATAACGCTATTAAGTTGTCTAATAAGCTAAAAAAAGAGTTTGAGGTATCAGACAGCTACGCTAGACGTCTAGCGATTACAGAACATGCAAGGGTACAAATGGAAGTTAGCAAAATATCAATAGAAGATAACGGATTTAACGGCTTTGAGATATTACCCGAGCCCTCCGCCTGTTCTATTTGTAAAGGAATAGCAAGTGACGGTCCGTATCCTATGGAAAAATGGGATACAGGCAATACAGCGCCACCATTTCACCCGCATTGTCGTTGTGCAGTCGTTGGTGAAGATATCGAACATAAGAAAGGTAAAAAATGAACAAACGCATTAAGAAAAAACGCAAACTAGAATACTATATCGCTTCACTCGTCGCAGAAAACGTTATGTTTTCAAAGGAATTAATCAAACAACATGAACGGATTGAACAACTTGAAAAAATTGTAGAGCATAACGCACAAGCGACTAACAATGAACTTAGTCGCATCAAAAAACACTCAAAGAAAAAATGGAAAAAATAAGTAGTAACAAAACCAGTTGAGGCTGGTTTTTATTATGCCCAAAACGTGCTTACGGCTATAAACTGTGCAAGATTTAATAGTCAGACATGACTTTAAACAGGAGGCGCCTCATGGCAGATTTAGTTAACAATGGTGTAGTAGACGAAGTAACACAAGAGGAAGTCGAAACTCAAGAAGAAGTTAAAGCGGAAGCTACATCAGAGAAGACTTTTACACAAGCGGAAGTAACTGAAATGATACAACAGAATGTTAATCGTGCAGTTGCAAAAGCTCACAAAGACGCTCAGGAGCAATTTAAAGCAGAGCAAGACGAAGCTAAAAAATTAGCAAAGATGAACAGCGAAGAAAAAGCTAACTACGAAACACAGAAATTGTTAGAAGAGTTGCAACAACTAAAAGATGATAAGACACGCAACGAACTAACAGCAGTTGCTCGTAAAATGTTTTCAGAGGCTGACATTAATGTTGATGATGATGTTCTTAGTCTTGCAGTAACTTTAGATGCAGAGCAAACAAAGGCAAATGTCACTAAGCTAGCTAGCGCATTTGCTAAAGCAATCGCTGATGATCGCAAATCATTGGCACGACAAGCCACCCCTTCAATTGGGAGTGGTTCTATTACAACTCAATCAAATTTTGGTGCAAGCTTAGCAGAACGAGCTGGAAAAGTTAACACCAAACTATTTTAGGAGGAAGAAATGAATAAACGTACAGTAAAAACATCAAAAGAGATTTTACATAACTTGCCATACGAAGCAATTTCTGTAACTTTAGATGCGAATGTATTTGGTAAAGGATTGGCATCCGCTGGAACAGTTTTAGCAGGTGATGGGGCATCTGTTTTTAAAGACCGCACCAAAAAAGTAAAACCAGTTCAAAATAGTGAAGTGGCAGGAGCAGATCATATTGATGGCATTTTGTTAACAGATGTGGATTTGTCTAAAGGTGACGCTACTGGTGCACTTGTTTATCGTGGCACAGTAAACTCTGATAAGTTAGTTGACACAAATTTAGCTAAAGACCCATCAACACTAGCTGCTAAATTACCACATATTGTGTTTGTAAAAGGAGGTAAATAATAATGGCATTAATTTATGACGTTGTAACATCTGCTAACATCAAAGGGTTTTATGATAAACAACAAGCAAACGTTGACTTGACTTTGGGAGAAAAAGCTTTCCCATCTAAACAGCAACTTGGTCTTAAGTTATCATTTATCAAAGGAGCAGCTGGCAAACCAGTTAGTATCAAAGCGGCGGCGTTTGACACTAAAGTTCCACTTCGTGACCGCATGTCTGTAGACTTGTTAGACGAAGAAATGCCTTACTTCAAGGAAGGTATGCTTGTAAAAGAGGCTGACCGTCAACAACTTAACGTTTTAGCACAAACTAAAAATCAAGAACTTATTGACACAGTGTTATCAACAATCTTTAATGATGAAACTACTCTAATCGCTGGTGCTAAAGCACGTCTTGAAGCTATGCGCATGGAAGTGTTGTCAAGTGGTAAAATCCACATCAATTCAAACGGTGTTATGAAAGATATCGATTATGGATTAGCTGTAACTCAAACGACTAAAAGTTCACAAGAATGGTCAAATAAAGAAACTGCTAACCCTCTTGCCGACATTGAGAAAGCTATCGAAACAGTCACAGAGCGTGGTCACGTTCCTGAAGCTATTGTCTTAAACTCAAAAACTTTTAGCTATATCAAAAACGCAAAAGCAACCGTAAAAGCAATTAAACCACTTGCACCGGAAGGCTCAATTGTTACTAAAGCAGAATTAAAATCTTATCTTTCTGAAGAATTGGGATTAAACATCTTACTTAAAGATGGTGTGTTCGTTAACGACGCAGGTGAAAGCAAGAAGTATTTCCCTGATGGCGTAGTTACACTTGTACCTAACGGAAATCTTGGCTATACAGTATTTGGGACAACTCCTGAACAGTCTGACCTCATGGGAGGTCAAGCAACAGATGCACAGGTATCTCTTGTAGAGACAGGTATTGCTGTTACAACTACTAAGACTACTGATCCTGTTAACGTACAGACTAAGGTTTCTATGATTGCTCTACCATCATTCGAGCGCTTAGATGAAGTACAGATTGTAACAAGTTCGGAAGTATCATTATAAAAGGAGGTAATCGTGGCTCTAGTAATTGAAGCTTTTAGAGATAAAGAGACTGGTTTTATTTATAAAGTCGGTGAAGAGTATAACGGTGCTAGAGTTGAGTTTTTGACTGGTAAAGGTGTTTTAAAAGCTACTGATACACAGTCAACAAACTTTAGCAATTTAAAAGTTGACGATCTAAAGCGTGAACTTGATGAACTAGGTGTTAATTACGATTCTAAAGCTAAAAAAGCGGAATTGCTAGAGCTTTTAGAATCTCACACCGATTAATTTTTGGAGGTGTTTATGGAAAAGATAAACACGCAAACAATCATTAATAATGTAAAGCTTGATTTAGATATCAACGATACATTACAAGACAAACTATTGGAAATGTTGCTAAAAAGGATTACTGACCACTTTTCAGCAGAGTATGGCACTAATGAGATAGATAGTGCCTTTTCATTTGTCCTTGAAGATTGTTTGATTGCTCGCTATAACAGGCGAGGTGCTGAACGGGTTAAGTCTGAGTCCGTGGAAGGAAGAGCTATCACTTATTACGACTTTTTAAACGAGTTTGAACCGTATGATTTAATGATTAAAAGTAAGCTTAATATTTCAAATCAAAAATCTAAAAAAGGTGGACTTTATTTTTTATGAGATATAACGATAGAGTTACTCTTTTAATTAAAGCTAACGGTGAACCTCGATATGATCCAACTCTTGGGAAACGTGTTGGAGGAGAAGTTAAAAAAGATGTCGTTCCGTGTAACATCTCGGAGCAAGGTATAGAACTATCTAATCTGTTAGACGAGAAGTTAGACCTTGATAGACGCATTGTAAGGCTACGTCACAGCGTTAAGAAGGTGGATAGGGTTTTAATCAAAGATAAAGCTTATCGTGTTGTAACGAGCAGAAATAAAGCTTTATACGTTGAGGAGATTGTTAATGATTAACTTAACATTGGAAGGGGAACATGAGTTGCTATCTGCGTTAAAAAAAGAAGTTACTTTTGAAAACAAGCGCAAAGCTGTCAGAAAACACGGAACTAAAATGCACTCAAAGGCTATTGATAAAGCTGTATTTAATGGGCATTATGAGTGGCAAAAAGGCAAAGGGCGTGTTTTTGTTAAACCTACAGGAGCTACTAGAAGGTCTATTAAATTAGAGTTTAGTAATCAAAGTACAGTTGCTAAAGTGAAGGCTGGAACAAATTATTCCGGTTACTTGGAAACAGGTACACGATTAATGGAGGAGCAACCGTTTATGAAGCCAGCTCTTGATAGTGTCATTGACAACTTCATTAAAGATTTAGCGAGGGTTGAATGATGAAACAACCGGATCAACAATTGTTTGATGAGATTTTTAAAAGACTCACTGATATAGGATTGACTGTTTACGATTTCCTTCCACCGTTGGGTACAAAATACCCTTTTGTTGTGATGGGAGACACTCATATAATTCCTATGGCTACAAAAACGCAGTTAATAGGTAAGTGCTCAACGACTATCAATGTTTGGGGAGATGGAACAAATAGAAAAGTAGTAAGCGATATGATTGCTCAAATCATGTTGGAAGTCAGTAAGATTAGCCAAATTGATGGTAACAAATGGGCTATGGTAATGAACGAAAGCGATACTCAAATCTTAAAAGATAACAGTACAAACGAAAATCTTTATCATGGCATTTTAAATATTTATTTTAATTTTGTATAGGAGGAAATATGGTCACAAGTTCACCGATTTATGGGAAAGATAATATTTTGATGTTCCGTGTGCTTGGAGATAAGGCAGCTGCGGCTAAATTGTCTTTTCAGACAGAACATAAATGGAAATATAGTAGAAAAACAGATGCTAAAATCACAAAAGATGGTGCTATAAATTCTGACAAAGGACTAGAAGTCACTTTAGAAATCAAAGGGGTTGCTAGTCGTGACGAATTGAACACGACGTTAAAAAATGCTGTTTTAGATGGAAAGCAGGTTGAGGTTTGGGATATTGACTTAAATAGCAACAACAATTCAGACAATAAATATGATGCAGAGTACGCAATAGGTCGATTAGGTTCGTGGGAAGTCCCTTCAAATGTTGAAGAATTATCTGAAATTTCCACAGAAATGGCTATTGATGGAAAACCTGTCAAAGGTAAAGCTACCCTCACCAAAGAGCAAATCAAGGCTATTCAATATGTGTTTAAAGACGTCACTGAAACAAACGGCGATACTGTTTCTCATGTAGAAGCAAGTAGTTAATCTAACACAAGGCAATTAATTTTTAAAACAAGGGTTTTTACCCTTGTTATTTTTTAAGGAGAGAAAATCAAAAATGAAAGAAATTACAATCGCAGGAAAAACTTACCCATTAAACTTTGGGTTTGACTTCATCCGTGAGATGGACAAGAGGCATTTCGTTGAAAACAACGGTTTTAAGTTTGGCACAGGTATCCAAACAGCAACATTACAATTATCTATCAAAAACCCTCTAATTTTAGAAGATATCATCTTGTCAGCAACACACACCTTGAATAGCGTTCCTAGCAAGGAAGAAATCGAAAAGTGGGCAATTAAACAAGCGGAAGACAATAAGCTTGAAGAGGTTTTTGAAGGTTTTTTAACGAGTTTGAAGAAAGCGCCACTATCGAAAGCACAAGTGAAACAATTGCTAGAAAGCATGAACTAAAAATTGAGTCTGCAAACGGCAACAAAGGTAACGAAAAAAATTCTCTAGAAACGTACAACGAAATAATAGCTAACATTTTCGGGTTACTGAATGTAACTGACTATGATGTCGCTAGGAATATGACTGTCAGAGAATACAATCTTAGGATGAAAGGGTATTTAATCAAGCATTTAGAGACCGAAAGAAATATCTATCTTAGCGCTTTTATAAAAAGAAACGCAGAAGCCACCAACCAAAGTGGTGAGTATATTTATAAAGATTTTAAAGATTTTTATGATTACGATGAGCGGAAGAGAAAATTGTTAGGTGATAAACCCAAACAATTGGATAAAACTATTGTTAATAGAGCTAAAAGGGTAAAAGAGTTGAGAGATAAAGGAGGTATTAATGTCTAATCGATCGTACACAGTACAAGCGATTTTAAAAGCAACAGATACTAATTTTACAAGCACTATGAACAAAGTTCAATCTGCTGCACAAGCTACTATTGATAAAATAAAATCAATAAAAGATAGCAACATATCTACGCTTGGGAAAATCGGCGAATATACGACTATGGTAGGTCAAGGGATGCAAAGTGTTGGGCGTAGCCTTTCAAAATACGTCACACTTCCAATAGTTGGGTTAGGAGTCGCTGCTGCAAAAACATTTGGAGATTTTGAATCTCAAATGAACAGAGTAAAAGCAATCTCTGGAGCTACCGGGGCAGATTTTGAAAAGTTAAGAAAACAAGCTATTGATCTTGGGGCATCGTCTGTTTTTAGTGCTAAGGAAGTTGCACAAGGTCAAGAAATGATGGCATCAGCAGGATTTAACGCAAATCAAATCTTAGCAGCTTCACCCGGAGTAATGTCTTTGGCTGCAGCATCTGGTGGAGATCTAGCTCTTGCCTCTGAAGCGGCGGCAACTGCGGTTAATATGTTTAGTCTAAACGCTAGCGAAGCCACGCACGTAGCAGACGTATTTGCTAAAGCGGCGGCAGACACAAATTCGGAAGTTGTTGATATGGCAGAGGCTTTGAAATATGCTGGTCCTGTTGCTGGAGCTATGAAAATTTCGATGGAAGAAACCGCTGCGGCAATCGGTATCATGTCAAATGCGGGAATAAAAGGATCACAAGCTGGTACAACGCTTAGAACAGCTATTACTAGATTGGCTAAACCGACTGACCAAATGCAAGCTGTGATTGATGGTCTAGGATTATCTTTTTTTGATACGAATGGGAAGATGCGGTCTTTGACAGAGATAACAGGACAACTAAGAGAGAAAATGTCTGGATTGACAGATCAACAAAAATCTGCAGCTTTATCAATTTTATTTGGTAAAGAGTCTCTGTCAGGGATGCTTGCTTTAATTAACGCTACTCCAGGCGAGTTGTCTAAATTAACCGAAGGGTTGAAAAATTCAAAAGGTGCTGCTGACAAAATGGCAAACACTATGAATAGCGGTCTTAAAGGAGCAATTGAACAGCTCAAAGGTTCTTTAGAAACAGCCGGCATTACAATCGGTGGTATATTAAATCCATTGTTGCAAGGAGTTATTGGTAAAATCCAAGCAGTCATAGATTGGTTCAATAAGTTATCTCCTGCTGGGCAAAAGCTGGCAGTTATTATTGGAGGTATTGGCGCAGCTCTTGGGCCTCTTTTGGTCATTTTTGGAACAGTAATTATTTTTATTGGTCAAGTAACTGCTTCTTTAGAAGGAGTTTCTACAGCGTTCACGGCAATAGCAGGAATCTTTTCAATAATTTCAGGACCTGTAATTTTAGTTGTTGCAGCAATCGGAGCATTTATAGCTGCACTTGTAGTCGCTTGGAATACATCTGAGACATTTAGAAATACAATTATTTCTGGTTGGAAATCAATGGTTGATGCAGTCACCCCGCTAATCGAAACGTTGAAACAACTAATATTATCAATTTTCACTTTCATACAGGCTAACAGCGCTACTTTTATTGGCGGTTTAAAGTTAGCTTGGAGTGCGCTTGTTGAAGCTCTAAGTGGTTTGTTTCTGGTTATAACAGGCGTGGTACAAGTTGGCATGTCTGTCATCAACACAACTATAAAAGTGATATTAGCAATTATAAATGGTGATTGGAATGCAGCGTGGACTGCTATCAAATCTGGAGTAGGAGCAATTTGGGAAGGTATAAAAAACATAATAATTGGGGGTCTGACGTTTTTAGCTAGTTTATTTGTAAGTATGCTGGGTGTTTTCGTATCAGTTTTTTCTGCTGGATGGAGTGCTATAAAAGGTATATTTTCTGTGACGCTAAAATTTTTGGTTAACGTAGTAGCTGCTGGAATGAGTGCTATTGGAAACGAGATATCATCTAAAATTAATACAGCAAAAAGTGTCGCTATACTAGCATTTAATGCGATGAAAAACGGTATTTCAACAGCTATTAATGCTGCGAAAGAAGTCGTTTCTAGTGTAGTTAACCGTATAAAAAACATTCTTAATTCCCTTGCTAATATTAACTTAGGAGCAGCTGGTAGAGCTATAATGGATGGATTTTTAAATGGATTGACCTCAGCTTTTGAAAAAGTCAAAAATTTTGTCGGTGGTATCGCTGGATGGATTCAAGAGCATAAAGGGCCAATAAGTTACGATAGAACATTACTTATTCCAGCGGGTAGAGCTATAATGGGAGGTTTTAATAAATCTCTTACAGATAGCTTTGAACCAGTCAAGAAAAATGTTTCTAGTATGGCTAGTCGTATTTCTGAGGAGTTTCAAAACGGATTGAATAAACTTAAAGATATCAACATATCGGAAATTACGGAAGGTTTACAAAGTAGTTTTGACGTGACTCATTATGCAAGTTTTGGCGGACTAAATGACTCAGCAAGAAAATTAGAAGATGATAGATTTGTCGCATTGAAAGATGCGGTTTTAGCTATTAGAGATTTTGCTAATAGAGACGTTGTAGTGACTGTGAATGGTAAAGAATTAGCTCGAACAGCTGGAGACAACTTCACAGAATACCAAAAACAAAAAGAAATAATGAATAATAGAATGAAAGGTTTGATATAATTGGCAAATTTTAGTTATAAAGGCGTTGATTTATCGCCTTTTTTGAATTGTTTAAACATAGTGAGGACTATAGGTAATAATAGGTCTATTGCTACCAGAAAAATAAATGAATTAGGAGAAGCCATTCAATCGGTTAGTTTTGGAGCTAAAACTATTTTTGTTACTGTTAGTTTTAAAACTAAAGAAATCGGAGCAAGTAAATTTGTAGACACGACAGAACCGTCGACTTATAGTTACGAAAATTTAAATAAATTAAGAGAAAAAATAGCTGGTATTTTGCACAGTAAGACGACCTTTAAACTTACATTACCAGATGAGCCTGACAGATATTATATGGCTGTTCCAAAAGGTGATATTGACTTAAAAGGAATATCTGATTGGTACGACGAAACGGTTATTGAGTTTTACATACCAGACGGCGTTGCACATTCGACTACTTACAAAAAGTTTTTAGATTACACGCGAGATGGAAATAAACTAACCTTTAAATTGCAAAACGAAGGTAACACAAATGCGTTGCCAATTATCAAAATAAAACACAACTCCGAAAACGGCTATATTGGTATTGCAAACGAAACAGGTGCTTTTGCGCTTGGATCATCAGAAGAAGAAGACGGGACTATCGTGCATCGTAACGAAGTCCTTTTTGATTACTCAAAAGCGATAGCGAAAGCTTTGGAGGGTGCGCCAAACGTCGCAAAACTTAATCACATGCCACCTTCTTTCGATACAGAACTTAAACGTATGCGTATTGATAACATCTTAGGTTCTGGCAAAGGCGGTGAATATGTTGTTATTGGAAATAGAGGTACTACTCCTGGCTACACAGAGCACGTTGGGACTCGAACGTTTATTATCAATCCTGATTCAAATGGGGAATATACTCTCAATGAACATTTGTGGTGGCAACAGATTTTTATTGCAACAGCGCAAGACCAAAAAGGATTTTTAAAGCTTTGTGTAACTGGCGAAAACGATGAATTTTTATATGGTGTTGAAACCTACAAGCGTAAAAACGGTTTTGAAACAGAGTATAACTTTTTTGCTCTTGATGATGATGGAGTTGGCTGGCGCTTTTATAAGCAGTTTACATTTCTAGCAGATAGGAATTATCACAATCCTTTTTCAATGAATAGAAGTAGAGCGGTTGAGATTTTTAGAGAAGAAGATAAGTTTCGTATTTACTTTAACGGTGCGCATCATCATGTAACTGTTCCGTCCCTTAAAGGGAAAAAATCCCGCAAGATACATCTTGCGATGGGGACATGTAGCGATAGCTCTAAATATATCAACTACAACCTGTTTGAAAAAGTCAACTTTGAAAAAATGGGTGTATCTCACTATAACAACATTGTTAACAAGTATCAGCCCGGAGATGAAGTAGTTATCAATTTTGAAAACGACACAGTCAAAACAAAAGACTTAGATTCTATTCAAGACATGGTTTTAGGTTCGCAACTTATATCTATCCCACCCGGAAAAACAGAATTAGTAATGCAGGTATCTAAGTTTTCTCAATCTGCGCCAAACGTTGAGATATTGATGGAAGAGAGGTGGTTATAATAACGCTAGTAATACATGATTCTAAGTTACATCCAGTTTTGCTTTTAGACAATGATAAACAAGGAGCACTTAATTATTATGATGATTTGTGGACTAGACAGCTCACAACTGGTTCGTCAGCCTTTGAGTTTTCAGTTTATAAAAAAACGCTGTTGGGTGACAATCCACTTAATCACAAATATCACGCACTAAACGATCAAGCATTTGTCTCTTTTGTACACAAAGGTAAAGTACAATTGTTTAACATCATGCAAGTCGAGGAAACAGAGACAAAAATACATTGCTATTGCGAAAATCTTAATTTAGAGTTACTAAACGAGTATTGCAACGCATATAAAGCAACTAAAGCAATGTCATTTGAAGAGTATCTTGTGCAGTTTGATATTTTAAATTGGGGTGCTTTGACAATTGGCACAAACGAAGTTAAGGACAAAAAACTGACATTGGAATGGACTGGTCAAGACACTAAGTTAGCTCGCTTGTTATCGATTGCTAATAATTTTGATGCGGAAGTTGAATTTGAAACTCAATTACACAACAATCACACGTTTAAAGCGTTTATTGTAAATGTGTACAAGGAATACGAAGAGGGCGTGTCCTATGGCGTAGGTCGTGACCGCAGCGACATAGTGTTGAGATATCAAAAAAATGTAACTGGTATCACTAAAAAATTAGACAAGCGCCAGATTTACAACGCCATACGCCCGTATGGCAAAAAGACAGTCAAAGGCGAGCGCGTTATTTCTAATCCTGTAACTCGCAAAGTCACTAAAACAGTTGGGTCAAATCGTACATATTTAGGCGGAGACCTTAAATATTATGGTCATACAATCAAAAAAGCTAACGTACAAGCTATTATTAACTACGCAGTGCAATATAATATTTTGCCAAGTGGAATCATCACGCAACTTTATTTAGAGAGTTTTTGGGGTGATTCGACAGTTGGTAAACGTGACAACAACTGGGCAGGTATGAGCGGTGGAGCACAGACGCGTCCAAGTGGAGTAAAAGTCACTACTGGGATGGCTCGTCCTGCAAACGAGGGTGGAACATACATGCACTATGCAAGTGTAGATGACTTTTTAAAAGATTACACTTATCTTTTAGCAAAACAAGGGATTTATAATGTCGTCGGCAAAAAGAATATAGCAGACTATACAAAAGGGCTTTTTAGAGCTGGTGGAGCTAAATATGACTATGCAGCAGCAGGATATCAAAGCTACACAAATTTGATGACTAATATCCGAAATGGTATCAATAAAGTAACTGGAAATATCCTCAATACGATTGATAAGCTGTGGCAAACACCAGTACAGCCTATAACAGCCGTAAACGTAGCTAGAAGAGCTACTAAGACAATGCAAGCACTAAATGAAGCTACTAGACTTAAAGGTCGCAGAATCGGCTCAGGACAGTGTTATGCTTTGTCTGGTTGGTACGCTAAGAAGTTAGACGGCGCTTGGATTGACAGCTCGGTTGGTGGTATTAGAGGTCGTATCGGAGGCGGTATGGCTGCTGCCTTAATCGGCACTGATTATAACTGGGGTGCTTATGGTTGGAAGCTAGACAGGTCGCCTAATGCTGGCAACTTGCAAGCTGGCGGTATCTATAATGTTAAAGCAAATTTTGGTGCTCCATTTTATACAACACAATGGGGGCACACAGGGATTATCAAGAGTGTGTCTAAAACAAGAGTCACTGTCTTAGAGCAGAATTACGCTGGACGCATGTATGTCATGGAAAACTCGTATGAGATTAACGCTTTTGCTAGAGGATTGCAGACAGTATGTTACCCTCGTGAAATAGCGCAAGGTATGTCTGTCAATGGTGCAACTACTCAGCAAGTTACTGGTGGAACACAGATATCGTACGAAGAAGTTGTACAAGAGGCGCAAACAGAAACATATGAAGAAGAACAAATCATCTATATTGACAACTCTATCTACAAAGAGTGGAAAGATGAAAACGGTAAAGTAGAGTACTATCTCAAAAATGGATTTTTGTACGCACCACTTTCAAGAGACCGCTATCCATCTGTTTTAACCGGTAATGAGACACGAGACAACTGGATACGAAAAGACATGGAAGTCGAGACTGATAGTCAAGAAGTCTTGATGTCAACAGGTCTAAAAGACTTAAAAGCACACGCATATCCAGCAATTACATACGAAGTTGATGGCTATGTTGACTTAGAACTTGGTGATGTTGTGCGGATACAGGACGACGGATACGAGCCACCGCTAATTCTCACAGCGAGGGTTATTGAGCAAGAAATATCAATAACAAATCCCAGCTCTAACAAAACTAAATTCAGCAATTTTGTCGAAAAAGAAAGTCAGTTAGCTTCCGACTTAATTAGTGATATGTTGCGTCTATACGATGAGTCAATTCCATACGATATACAACTAGCGACTTCAAACGGAGTTGCTTTTAAAAATGGGGTTGGTGAGTCTGTATTAACGCCTAACCTGCAAAAAAATGGGAAAGATTACGATGCTATTTATTTTTATAAAAATGGCGACTCACTGATTGAGATAGGTCCTTCGCTAACAGTTAAAGCAAGTGACTTTAACCATGTTTTAAACATAACAGTCGAAGCTTATGTTAACGAGGAACTTGTAGCAAGTACGCAAATATCCTTTACAGATACTGAGGATGGAGAAAAAGGCGATGATGGTGCTACATCATGGACAGCGTGGGCCAATTCGAAAGATGGAAAAGTTGACTTTAGTATTACTGAAGCTAAAAATAGAAGATTTATCGGTACTTATACTGGATTAACGCAATCAACAAATTATCTTGACTACAAGTGGATTGATATGTCTGCTAATGTTGTCATTGGTACTCAAAATTTACTTGATGGTACAAAATCATTTTCTGGAAGTTGGTTTACCGAAGGTACAATATTTGAGACTACAAAAATCAGCGAATATCCATTTGAATTTAAGAAATGGAAGTCTGGAAATAAGGTTAGTCACACTATCGAGTTTGATGTTAAAGCTGGTGTAACATACACTTTTACAGCTGCTATAGCAAGAGAAAATGCTGGAAGATTGTACTTCTATTTGTATGACTTGTTTGCAAACCATATCACAAGTAACACACCTCGTGAGACGATAATTGAAAATGTCACTACAGATATCCAGATGTTTAAAGTTACATTTGTACCGCTCAGAGACGGTAAAATAAAACCACGCTTTGCCATGCTTGCCAGTGATGCAGGTTGGTTTATGACTGGTGGATATATGCTTGTCAAAGGTAATAAATCTGGAGATTGGCAAGAGTCCGAAGTTGATAGAATAAACAATCTCGACACAAAAGCTGATCAAGAATTAACCCAAGCACAAATTCTAGCTCTTGAAGAAAGAACTGCTATAGCAAGAGAAAATGCAATTGCTGAGGCTATGCAGAATACACTCAGTGAAGTTGAAACTAAGTGGAAGCTTTGGTATGACTTAAATACGATAGACGAAAAGCAAAAAGTTGCAAACGACATCGCTCAATTGTTTGATCGTACAACTGAGTTTAAACAACTATTAGGTGAGGCAAGTGCAAGATTTAGCTTTATCAACAATGAAACGTTGATTGGTGAAGAGGGCGTTGCTATCGGTGACAAAGGCGGAAAAGCAAAGTTATTTCTATCAAATGACAGCATTTCATTTGTGACAAATGGTGTTGCTCAGATGACATTGACAGGTGATACCTTAACAATAAAAAATGGACTGTTTACAGAGCGTATACAAATTGGAAATTTTGTTGAAGAAGTCTATGACAGAAATCCATTATTTAATGTTATCAGAGCAATTAGAAATAGTTAGGAGGTGAGACATGGGAACTGCTACATATAGTAGGTCGTGGGGGAATAACCTGACACTTGAAATATTGTCTGCTTGGAATAAGCCAAATATCGCAAGTAATACAAGCACAGTCAATGTACAAGTTTTTTTAAAAATGTCTAGTTATGGCTATATTTCAATAGGTGAAACTAGACCTTTAAAAATAACAGTTGATGGTAGAGCTGAGACCATCAATGTTAATCCATCGATAAATTACGGACAGAGAAAACTATTATTTGCTAAAGATTACATTGTTAATCATAATTCAGATGGAAATAAACCACTATTCAATATTTCAGCATATTATCCAATAAACTTTAGCAATTATGGTGAAGCGACTGCAAATCAGTCTATCTCGCTACCTAAAATTAATAGACTTAGTGTATCAAGTGCTATTAGTGGTGTGCTAGGTAATGCAGTAACTATCACAATCAATAGATATTCAACGTCATTTACTCACAATTTGAAATATGATTTTAAGGGTAGTACAGGTACTATCGCAACTGGCGTTGGTACTAGCTATTTGTGGACTATACCGCCAACGTTTGCTAATTTACTGCCTAATGAATTAACTGGTACAGGTAATCTGATTGTTGAGACGATGGATGGATCAGCAAAGATTGGTGAGACAAAATATACTTTATCAATAACAATACCTAATACAGCTACTTATAAGCCAAAATTGTCAAGTATCACTCTATCTGATACAAATACTTTAACTAGTAGCATTGTTAGTGGAAACAATTTTGTTAGGATTATAAGTAAAGTTAAAGTTGATTTTGGCTCAGCTATTGGAAACAACGGTTCAACAATAACAAGTTATAATGCTGAAATTGTCGGGAAAAGTAACTCAATTATCGGTAATGGTAGCGTATTTGATAAATTGGACTTTTTTGGTTCAGCAACAATCAGAGCAACGGTAACTGATAGCAGAGGTCTAACATCAGAACCAGTTGACACAAAAATTAATGTCATTGATTATTTTTTACCAATTGTTACAAGTGCAAAAGTAGTCAGGTCTCAGCAAAATCCTGACATTTTACAAGTCTTGCCATTTGTTAAGATTGCACCAATTATAGTTGGTGGAATACAAAAAAACCAACTCAAAATGTCGGTATCTGTTGCACCATACAATACTGGTATCTATGCAGTTGATAGTGGCGCAGCTACAAATACCTGGTCAACAATTTCCCAAATGTCAGGCGCCCCTTTAAATCTTGGCGGCACTTATGACAAATCAAAATCTTGGCTTGTTAAAGTATCTGTCAGTGATAGTTTAATGTCAGCAATCCCTATTACTCAAACGATTTCTAGTGAGTTTGTTCTAGTAACTAAAGCACCTTCTGGTGTTGCATTTGGGAAAATTTGGGAACATGGCATTATTGATGCCAAAGGCGATGTTTATGTTGACGGTACTATTTATTGTGGCGATAAGGCGATACAGCAAAAACCACTTGCTTTAAATAATGGTGGCTCTTTTAGACATGACGACACCGACTTAAACAGCTTGCAAGACACAGGTTTTTATTGTGTTTTTAAAGGCGATAACAGACCAAGTGGTGCTGGACCGGGCTATCTAACAGTTGTAAGACACGAGACAGCCAATTACGCTTACCAGCATTTTTATGACCGCACGAACAAAACCATTTTTACACGAGTGCTAGAAAACGGGGCATGGAGTGGTTGGAGTGAGTACGCTAAAAAAGATAGCTTACCGCAATCCGCACCAGCGGTAGAAGATACTGGTTGGCAATACATCGGCAACGGTTTTAATTACAGGAAAATTGGTAGCATGGTCACTATTAAATATGACTTTGCAACAAATGGAATAAACCAGTTTACGGTCGGTTCCATGCCAACGAATTTAATTCCAAACGAAATGATGTTTGCGGTTACTGCGTGGACTGTGCAATTAAATGTATTAAATGTACAAGTTAGTGCAGATGGTCGTATTTTATGGTTCAACCCATCAAAATGGGCGGTTAATGTTAAAGGACAAATCAATTGGATAATATAAAAGGAGGAAAACTATTGGAAATTTTAAACAAATATCCTGTAATGTTAGAAGATAAAAGCATTGCAAAAGTTAATGCAATTGTGGCAGTTGATTTACCTCACGTAAGAGGTAACTTAACTTTTGACTTACCAGTTGACTTTGATAATAAATCTTTTGCAGAAACACTTGAAAAGTGTGAGCAGATATTTTACGACGAAAAGTATAAAGATAAAGCTCAGTCTGAAAAAATGACTGAACTAAGTACATCAACATCAACAGGCACACAAACACTTATCAATCTGATAAGTACGCTTTACGCAAAAGAGGTTTTAAAAGATGAAGATCTTATTGCTATTGGTTAGAATTTTTTTACAGGAAGAAGGGATAGATATGATGATTAAATTATTTGCGATTGACTTATATTATGGACGTATGGCTTGGTCAAGTTTTGTTAAAAAGGGATTTTCAGAGTTTATTAATAACAAAACAAAAGAGCAACTTGCAATTATGTGCGATGAAGAATTACTTGCTGAAATTTTAGCAAGTTAGTGAGGTAGTCGGATGACAGTAGAACAAGCAGAAAGAATCGCTCAATCACAATTTGTGTGGGCTATTCTCTTTATCTTGCTTTTTATGATTGTGGTTGGTTATCTGGTGCGAACGTCTGATAAGCGTGAGAAAAAGCTAATGGATTTCCATGACCAATCAAAATCAGAATCTAACAAACGTGAAGAGTGGCTCAAAGGTCACTTAGATAAAAATACAGAACAGTTACAGGACATTTCTCAGACCATTGGTGTTGTCCAAAAGGAGATGTCTTATATGAGTGACCGCATTGGTCGTCTAGAAAAAGAGGAGAAATAACATGATTAATTGGAAAGTAAGAATTAAAAACAAAGCATTTTGGTCAGCAATTATTCCAGCAATATTTTTAGTTGTACAAGCAGTTGCAAATGTTTTTGGTTATACACTTGAACTTAGTGATTTAGGTAATAAATTGTTAGTAGTTGTTAATAGTGTGTTTTCAGTACTTGTTATTGCAGGTATTGTTACAGACCCAACAACCGAAGGTCTTTCAGACAGTGAGCAAGCATTGACTTACCACGAGCCAAAAAAATAGGAGGGGACATGCGTGCAATCACTAAAATAGCAATGGTACTAGCAATAGCAATACTGTACATACCGCTTGCAGTGGTTGCTTTTTTTAGTTATCCGATTTATTTACTTTTTGGAAAGGAGGAGTAAATGGCAACTTATCAAGAATATAAAAGCAGGTCAAATGGTAACGCTTATGATATTGATGGGTCTTTCGGTGCACAATGTTGGGATGGCTACGCAGATTACTGTAAGTATCTAGGACTGCCATACGCAAACTGTACAAATACAGGATACGCAAGGGATATATGGGAGCAACGTCACGAAAATGGTATCTTAAACTATTTTGATGAAGTGGAAGTTATGCAAGCTGGTGATGTTGCTATTTTTATGGTTGTTGACGGTGTAACGCCTTACAGTCATGTAGCAATTTTTGACAGCGATGCAGGAGGCGGATATGGCTGGTTTTTGGGGCAAAATCAAGGCGGTGCTAATGGCGCATACAATATTGTAAAAATCCCATACTCCGCAACATACCCAACTGCCTTTAGGCCAAAAGTTTTTAAAAATGCAGTTACTGTTACAGGTAATATAGGACTAAATAAAGGCGATTACTTTATCGATGTATCAGCTTATCAACAAGCAGATTTAACAACGACTTGTCAGCAGGCGGGCACTACAAAAACGATTATCAAGGTATCCGAGTCAATTGCTTGGCTGTCTGACAGACATCAACAACAAGCAAACACAAGCGACCCAATTGGCTATTACCACTTTGGACGTTTTGGCGGTGATAGTGCTTTAGCGCAACGGGAAGCAGACTTATTTTTGTCTAACTTACCAAGCAAAAAAGTATCATACTTAGTCATTGACTATGAAGATTCCGCAAGCGCAGACAAGCAAGCTAACACAAATGCAGTTATTGCATTTATGGATAAAATTGCAAACGCTGGATATAAGCCTATTTATTACAGCTATAAACCATTTACGCTTAATAATATTGATTATCAGAAAATTATCGCTAAGTACCCTAATAGCATTTGGATAGCTGGTTATCCAGACTACGAAGTACGAACAGAGCCGCTGTGGGAGTTCTTCCCTTCAATGGATGGTGTGCGCTGGTGGCAGTTTACAAGTGTAGGAGTAGCAGGTGGTTTAGATAAAAATATTGTATTATTAGCAGATGATAGTAGCAAAGTGGATATACCTAAGATTGACAAACCACAAGAACCACAAAACAAGCTTACTTTTAATCAAAAGCTAGATACAAATACTAAATTAGACAACTCAAATGTACCGTACTACGAAGCAACCCTTAGCACAGACTATTATGTAGAGTCTAAGCCAAACGCAAGTAGTTCTGATAAAGAATTTATCAAAGCAGGAACTCGCGTAAGAGTCTACGAAAAAGTAAATGGATGGTCACGTATTAACGCTTCTCAGTCTGACCAATGGGTCGAAGATAAGTATTTAGCTAATGCCACACAAGTATAAAACAGGAGGTAAAATTCCTTTAGATAAGACAAATGCCCTCGCTTTTGCGGGGGCTGTTTATTATTTTGAACAGATTTTTCAGGAGGTATTTAGGTGCCTTTTACTGGATGAAAAATATATTTTATTAAAAAGTTTAATTATATAAAGGGAAAATCATTGACAATAAGCTATATAAAAATATATAATGTATATATAAATATCAATGGCCTCCCTCGCATACGCGCAGACATGTTCTGATGGGCGGTTTTTTTGTGTGTCTAGAGTTTGCTTTCAATTAATTGTTTTAATTCTAATAAGTCTTCTTTTGTAGCATTTTTGTTAATAAAACTACGAGCAGTAGATCGTTTTGATAGATAGGTTCTATGTTCTCTATTGTTTTCTGCCCACTTTTTATTTGCTTTTTCTTGAGGTGTTAATTCTTTATCCATTTCAATCATCCTTGTTAATAAAGTAAAATACAACTAAACAAATTGCGAAAATAATCAAATATTTCATATTTGTCTTAGATATGATATACTATCAGTAGTGGCAAGGGGCTTGAGCCCCAAACTACTACTAGAACCTTATTTGAATCTCCGTGGCCGGTTTTTCTTTTTAGGTTCTTTTTTTATTGCTGTGATTATGCTTGCTATACCAACCAACAGAGTTCCGATTGAAGTAAGCAAATCAGCAATTTCTGATATCCTCATATCTTCCTCCTTTCTATATATTAATTATAATACATGTACTATATAAAGTCAATACTTTTTTTTAAAATATTTATCTTTTTGTCTATCACAACAGAAAAATTTTAAATTGTCTATTTTTAGGATTTTTCCGAATAAACCTTTAGGTTAGTGAATGTGTGGTGCTTGATGAAGTTATTAAAAAAATTTCTTCCTATTAAGTGAGAGTTTTAGATACGCTTTTAGAATGTTTGGTAGCATTGGTTACAATCACAGGAGCTTTACTAGTTTATCAAGGACTGACAAAATTGTTGGCTCAACAGATAGTAGTGATGTCTTCTTCCAGTCAGTCTGAATGGGTGTTATTAACTCAGCAACTAAATGCAGAATTCGAAGGCGCTCACTTGGAATATTTAAGACAGAACAAACTTTATTTACGTAAGCAAGATAAGATTGTAACCTTTGGCAAATCTAATAAAGATGATTTCCGTAAGACAGGTTATGATGGTCGAGGTTATCAACCAATGGTTTATGGGTTAGACAATTGTCAAATGAGTCAAACCAAAAGTATGGTAAAACTTGTTTTTTATTTTAAGGACGGGTTAAAAAGGACATTTTACTATGATTTTAAAGAAGAAACTTAA